TGCTGGGCACTACAGCCCTGACGTTCGAGATGATTTCGGGTGTGACCGTCGGCCCCGGCACGTATCGACAGGTCACGGTGAACCGACGTGGGATCGTCATCGCTGGCTATAACCCCAACACGTTGTCCGGTTATGGCATTACCGATGCTTATACAAAGGTTGCGGTGGATTCAATCACAGCGGACCTTGCGGACAACATTACCGGCGTCAACCAGGCGCTCTCGGCTGCAATCGGCACCAAGTTTGACAAGGCTGGCGGCGCAGTAACGGGCCGTATCACGCTCACCGATGGCTCCAACGCTTCGCCAGCGCTGCGAATGAATAACACGTCCTGGAATACCTATCTTGACCTGTTCCGCGATCAACTGCGGCTGTATTCAGACCAAGGCGGCTCGGTTATCTATCCGCTGGTGTTCGACCTCACTAACAAGTCTGCATCAGTGTTTGGCGGCACGGTCTGGAACTCAATCAACCGGCCCAAGAGCGCGGCCAGTTGGGGAGTAAACGGTTGGCATCGTGACTCGGACACCGGAAAGCTTGAGGTCTGGGGCCGGGCAGCGATCGAGGTTCCGAACGCTGTGGGGAGCGTGGCAAACCTGACCGTGACCTTCGTTACCGGCTTTCCGGTCGAGGTTTCAAGCGTGACGTTTGGCAAGGTGGCCGGGGACGCTTCGGAAGTGGTCGAGAACGTAATTGGCTTTTACAACCTTACCAACTCGGGCATGACCATTACTGCCAAGCGCGTGGCCGGTGCGCAGATCGGCGGCGAGAGAATCATTGTCCATTACCGTGTATTCGGGCGCTGAGCAAAACCTATGAATGAACTCGTTTATCTGCATCGCGTTACCCTGGGGCTGTACCCGGTGGCCGTGTACGGTCCTCGTGAGGTGCTGGTGATTGATCCTGAATGGATCCCGCCGGTGCCGGACGATCCGAATAACCCCGAAATGGTCGAGGCTCCATTGGTTTGGGGCGCGAACAAGGAATGTCAATTGCCCCCAGCGGAGGAGCTGATCGAGCTATCGGCAGAGGAATATGAGTTGCTCAAGGGCGCCGCAGGCGTGGGCAAGGTCATCGGTTTGTCGGACGGGCGGCCAGTTCTGCTTGATCCGCCTCCGCCATCTCCGGAGGTTCTGAAGGCCAACGAGCTGGCATGGCGAAATGTGGCGCTTTCGCAAACTGAATCGCTCATTGCCCGTCACCGAGACGAGCTGGACGCAGCAGTCAACCCCACGCTAACCGCTGCCCAGTTCCAAGCATTGCAGCAATACCGGCTTTTGATACGCGCGTGGCCGGAAGAGGCGTTATTCCCCGATGTGTCAGCTCGACCGGTGCCGCCCGAGTGGCTGGACGCGCAGCTATGAGCGCCCGCGCAAACACGGGTTAACGCTTCGTACTGTCAGAGCGTTTTCATTCGCATCACGCAACCCAACAACCAGCCCCGCACTGTCGGGGCTTTTTCATTTCTGGAGAATGCTCAATGGGCTCAACCGATTTTTTCCACGGTGTCACGGTCACCAACTTGGATGTCGGCGCGCGGGTTATTTCGCTGCCGTCATCCTCGATCATTGGCCTGTGTGACACGTTTACCCCAGGCGCCGGCGCTGACGGCACGCCCACCGCCGAGGCCAACGAGCTTAAGCTGATCACCAATGAGCGTGAGGCCATTGCTGCGTGGGGCCCGGATGCCGCAATCACCAAGGCGTGCAAAGCCATCTATGCCCGCGCCAAGGCTGTGATCGTGGCTTGCGGCGTAGCGGTTGAAGAGGACGAAGCCAAGCAAACCTCGGCCATCATCGGCGGCGTCCTCGCGTCAGGGCAGCGTACGGGGCTGCAGGCGCTGCTGGATGGCAAGAGCCGGTTCAATGCTCAGCCGCGGCTGCTGATTGCTCCGAAGCATTCAGCGACGCAGGCCATCGCCACCGCAATGGATGGACTGGCGGACAAGCTGCGAGCAGTGGCGATTATCGACGGACCGAATACCACCGATGAGGCCGTGCTGGATTACGCCGAAAACTTCGGCAGTAAGCGCGTGTTTCTGGTGGATCCGGGTGTGCAGTATTGGGATACCGCAGTGAATGCGGCGGTTGATGCGCCTGCGTCGGCGTTCACCGCCGGACTGTTCGCCTGGACCGACAACGAATACGGCTTCTGGGCTTCACCTTCCAACAAGGAATTTGTCGGCATCACCGGCACCGGGCGCCCGATTGAGTTCCTGGACGGCGATACCACCTGCAGGGCGAACCTGCTCAACGCCGCGAAGATCACCACCATCATCCGGGATGACGGCTATCGCCTCTGGGGTAACCGCACGCGATCCAGCGACCCGAAATGGGCATTCGTCACGCGTGTTCGGACCATGGACATGGTGATGGACGCGATTCTCTACGGCCACAAGTGGGCCGTAGACCGGTCGATCACAAAGACGTACATCAAGGACGTGACCGAAGGGCTGCAGAACTTCATGCGCGACTTGAAAAATCAGGGCGCGATTATCAATTTCGAGGTCTACGCGGATCCCGAACGAAACACTGCCAGCCAGCTGGAGCAGGGAAAGGTTTACTGGGTGGTTCGATTCACCGACGTGCCACCTGCAGAAAACCCCAACTTCATCGTCGAAGTCACCAACCAGTGGCTGACCGAAGTCCTCGATAACGCCGCATAAGGGGCCGTTCAATGATTCCACAAACGCTTTTCAACCAGAACCTGTTCATCGACGGCATCAGCTTTTCGGGTGACGTGCCCGAACTGTCCTTGCCCAAGGTGAAGGTCAAAACCGAAGGCTATCGCGCGGGCGGCATGGACGGTGAGATCGACATGGACATGGGGCTGGAAAAGCTGGAGTGCTCTTTCAGCACCAACGGCGTGCGAAAGGAGGCCCTGAAATTCTTTGGCCTTGCTGACCAGACGGCGTTCAACGGCTCATTCCGTGGTTCGTTCAAAGAGCAGAAAGGACGCTTCGTTGGCACGATTGCGACGATTCGCGGAATGCTCATAGAGGTTGATCCGGGTAGCTGGAAGCCAGGTGACAAAGCCGAATTCAAATACGCAGTGAGCCCGTCCTATTACAAGCTCGAGATCGATGGTGTGGTGATCTACGAGATCGACCCCGTCAACTCCGTCCGCGTCATCGATGGCGTGGACCAGCTTCAACAGATGCGCAATCAACTGGGCCTGTAAGGAGATCCCATGAAAAACCCAAAGCTCAACACGGCGAAACCTGATGTTTTGCCAGCCTGGCTGGATGTGACCGACGCGGGTGTGACCATCACCTTGTCCAGCCCCAGGCCGTTCAACGGCATCACGCTGGAGAAACTGCACATGCGCTCGCCGAGCGTGCGCGAAGTGCGCGCCTGCCAGAAGGCCCATCCCGCCGATGAGCTCGCCGTGGACGCTATGTTGTTTTCGAGCCTCATGGACATCCCGGAAAAGGAGCTGATGGAACTGACCCTCAAGGATTATGAGCGCGTCAAGCGCGGCTATTTTCGTCTGGTCGACGAAGACGAGCTTTGATCCCTTGACGTTGCGGCACCTGGCAAAACGACTGGCCCGGGAAACCGGGTTTTCTCTGTCTGAGATCGAAACGATGCCTTTCTCGGACATGGTTTGGTGGCTCACCGAGTGAGCCGTCGTCCACGGATGGTTAGGGTCCACGGGGTGATAAATGGCAAAACAACTGGCGCTGGGGCTGGTGATCGGCGGCGCCGTGAGCCGGTCCGTCGGCGCGGCATTCAAGGACGTTGAGGGCAGGGTCAAGCGACTCGAGTCAACGGCCAGCAAAACGAGGGTCCTGCAGTCGGTCATCGGAGAAACCCGAAAGCTGCAGGATGAATGGCGCAAGGCGCATCAGACCGGGGCATCCACGGCCGAGACGTTGCGCCGACGGCTGGATACCAATCTGGAGACCCTGCGCAAGCAGGGAGTCGAGGTTCGCAATCTCGGTCGGGCCTATGAGCAAATGGGCAGGAAAGCCCGGTCGGCTGAGTTGAAGTCCGTAGGACAGGCTCAGATGCGGCAAGGCGCCGTAGGGTTGCGCAACACTGCAGCGGTGGCGACGGGGGCTGCTGCTGCCACCATGATCGCCCCGACGAGGGTCAGTGCAGAGTATGGCGCGGTCATTCGGGATATTGCGATCAAAGCGGGCGTGGCCGGTACTGACGAGGAGAAGCGTTTATCCAGCACTGTGATCGATACTTCTCGCAGTACCGGTATGGCTCGTAACGACGTGGCCGATGTGGTGAACGCTTTGGCAGGCGCTGGTATGGATCTGAAGCAGGCCCTCCAGTATGCGCCGGTGGCGGCAAAATTCGTGGTCGGGCAGGGCGCTGATGCCAACGAAACGGCCACGATGATCAACTCGCTGATGGAAAACGCGAAGATCACAAACCCTGAGGACATGCTTAGAGCACTGGAGGCAATCGCGTTTCAGGGGCAAGCCGGAAGTTTCGAAGCCAGCGACATGGCTAAATGGTTTCCACAACTCTTATCCCAGATGGCCCAGATGGGCATCACTGGCAACAAAGCCGTCAACGAGCTGGGCTCAATGCTTCAGGTCCAGATGAAAACGGCTGGCAGCGCGGATGCAGCAGCCAACAACTTGAAGAACTGGATATCCAAGATCGGCTCTCAGGATGTTGTTAAAGCCTACAAGGACGCTGGGATCGATTACTCGGCCTCCATCGCGACAGGATTCAATAAAGAGTTATCGACGATCGAGGCCAGCTTTGAGTTAGCCCAGCGGTATGTTGCAGCTACTGACCCAAAGAAGGCGGCGGCGATGGCCGAAGCCATGAAGAAGATCGATAAGGAGGCAGATCCCGCCAGGGCTCAGGAAATGGCGACGGCTTTAGAGGCGTCTTTGCGAACTGGGAATCTGTTCGCAGATATGCAGGTTAAAGCCGCGCTCACCGGCTACATGCAAAGCAAAAAGTTGTACGGAGAGTTGAAATCAGGCGCGGCCAGTGCGTCCGGGATTTTGGACAAAAACCTCGCTGAGCGGCGAGAGACTTCTGCGAACAAATGGAAAGAAACCGGGCAGGCCATGGACGACGCCTTGCGCAGTGCTGGCGATGCGATGCAGCCCGTCACCGACAGGCTAGCATCGGGGCTGACGCGTGTCAGCAGGAGTGTTTCGGACCTCAGCGACAGGGCGCCGACTCTGGTCACGGGCTTGCTGGGTGCAGGCGCCGCTATCGCCACCATCGCTGCAGCTTACTCCAGCTTCAAAATCGCAAAAGGCGTCATGAATATCGGGCGCGGCACACTGATGGGTAACCCCAACATCGTGCAGAAGGTCGCGGTGGTCAACGGTCTGGGCGGTGGTATGGGGGCTGGCGACAATGACACCACAAGGGCCCGACGTAAGGGGCGCCGTGGACGTGTTTCCCCGACAACCTCAAGCACAGCGGCCGGGTCAGTCAAACCTCGTGTGCGTGTGTACCCGGGTGGCGCAACGGAAGCGCCGAGGTCCCTGAGCAGTTGGAAACCGCCCACGTCAACGCCGGTTGCCGCGAACTCACTGATGCCTGCGGTCAAGTCCTCTGGCTCTGTGCTAAGCGGCTTGAAAGGCGTTGGTAGGGGAAACGTCGCAACGGCCTTGTTCGAAGCAGCACTCAATACAAAGGACGTATACGACAATGCACAAACGCGCGATGAAAAAGCTGAAGGTTATGGCGGCGCTGCAGGAACGCTCGCCGGAACCTTAGCGGGCGTGGCTGCAGGGTCCGCAATCGGTTCTGTTGTTCCCATTATCGGCACTGCCATCGGCGGACTCATCGGCGGCTATTTGGGCAGCAAAGGTGGCGGAGCCTTAGGTGGCGTCGTCGGTAAATCCTTGTTTGGCAGCACTGCAGAAAGCGTGGCGAGCCGCGATAACCCGTCCACACCGCTCCTGATGAGGCCACGACCTGGTCCGGCCGTGCCCAGTCTTGCGAGCATGGGCGCGTCATTCGGGTCAGGCGTTCCACTGGTAGCACGTACCGCCTCATCCTCAATGCCTGGAATGAACGACGTGGCCCGTTCTTTGAGGGAGGCCGACGCGAGAGCGTCCGCGTCAACGCTGGCATCTGCAGTCAAGACTCCACCGCCGAAGCAGGACGCGCCGAAGATCGATCAGAAGATCACCTTGTCACCCACTTTCAGCATCACCGTGCAAGGCGATGCCAAGGATCCGCAGGCATTGCTCAATCAAATGATGCCGGAGATCGAGCGTCGTCTCACCGAGACAGCGCAACAGGCTGCCCGGCGCAACATGATAGATGAACCGATCATTTAAGGAGGCTGCGTGGCGTACCTGGAAAGCATGCAATCCGGCCTCAAGTACATGGTGCAGGCCGGGGAGACTGGGCGTAAGGATCTGGACGGGATGCTTGGTCCCGTGAATGGCGCCATCGGTGATATCACCGGCGCCGCCGATGAGCTGGAAGGGATACCGTTCGTTGGTCCGGCAATCGGTGCGAAGCTCAAACGCATCACAGGAGCAATAAGCGTTGCCCAGTCCAAGGTCGGGGAAGTCGCAGCGGCTTACGGCAAGGCGACCCGGGCGGCGACCGAGATTCAGCGGCGGGTCGAGGTGCTGGGGGAGCAGGCGGCCAGGGCGAAGTCTGCCGTGAATAAACTGGCCGCCAAGCTGAGTCCAGGGTCTGAGCCCGTCTTTTCTACAGCCAGCTTGGCACCCAATGGAACGCCGGCGCCGGAAGCAGTAAAGCCATTCCCGCATCTGTTGATCATGCAGCCGCTGGCGTCGGGCGCACCGCCTTATTTCTTCAACCTTGATACGGCAGCTTTCGACGAGCTCAGCCGGTCCAGTGCGTTCCGATGGGCCTCGCAGGAACGCTTGAGTCGGCGGCCGGCACAACAAGCGGTAGGGATTGGCGAGGAAAAGATAACCCTCAAGGGCGCGATCTTCCCGGGATTCAAAGGTGGCCTGAAACAACTGACTCAGTTGCGCAGCATCGGAACGCAGTTGAAACCCGTGCTGCTCACCACCGGTTACGGCGAAGTCTTGGGCAGTTGGTGCCTGGTGAGCCTGAATGAAGAGCAGAGCGCGCTGCTGCAGGGCGGTATCCCCCGCAAACAGGCTTTCACATTGGAGTTCGTTCGCTATGGCGATGATATGCAGAACGTCTGACGGCGACCTGCTGGATACGATCTGTCAGCACTACTACGGCCATCTGATCGGTACGGTGGAAGCCGTGCTCGATGCCAATCAAGGTTTGGCCGATGAACCTCAACCCCTCCGCGCCGGGCTACTGATCAGCCTGCCCGACGTGGTTTCTGCAGTTGATGAATCGGTAACGCTCTGGGACTAGTCAAAAGCCAGGCCGAAATCTCCCTCTCAAATTTGAAGTGCCAACGCTTGGCTCATCGAGGTCGCCTAGCGTCGGCACAGCGCTTGGAGCCCTAATGAAACCTGTGTTCCAGATCCTCGCAAATGGCATCGACATTACAGCGGTGATCAACGACCGCATGCTGCTGATCCGCACGATCGATAAACCGGGCAACAGCGCGGATGATTTCGAGCTGCGCATCGATGACCGCGACAGTGCTGTCACCCTTCCTAAACGCGGCGCGAAAATGAAGGTGTATCTGGGTTATGAAGGGCAGAAGCTCGCCTTGATAGGCACCTACACGGTCGATGAGGTAGAGGTCTCAGGCCCGCCTGATACAGTCGTCATCCGGAGCAAATCCAGCGACACTCGAAGCAGCGCGAAGACCACGCGCAGCGGCAGCTGGGAGGGCGTCAGTCTTGCCAGTATCGTCTCGGACATCGCGGGCCGAAATGGGTGGAAGCCCGAATGCTCGGTTCAAACGCTGATCGAGCGCGCCGATCAGTTGAGCGAGTCGGACCTGAACTTCATCACCCGGCTTGCCAAGCAATACGACTGTACCGCCAAGGTGGCGGACGGAAAGCTGATCGTCATCCCTCGTCAGGGGGGCATGACCGTGAGCGGTAAGAGGTTGCCTGTGCTCGTGGTCCGTCGAAGCGATGTCAGTCGTTGGCAGTTTCGGCTTGGCGACGACAACGTCAAGAAAGCAGTCAAGGCAGCCTATGCGGATAAAAAGGGCGATCTCGTCACTGTCCAGCTCGACAACGACGACACGGAAGGCTTGCCACCCATTCATACCGACCGGCACATCCACGCAAATAAGCGCGCGGCCGAAGCCGCCGCCAAGGCGCGCCTATCGGGGTTCAACCGCTCGACGGCAGGCGTCAGGTTTGAAATGCCGGGCAGAACTGATCTGTTCGCCGAGCGCGAAATCGACGCGCAAGGATTCAAGGTTGGGCTCGACGGTAACTACCTTGTCGATTCAGTGGAACAGGTCTTCACCCAGGCGGGCTGGTCCACCACCGTGGAATGCAATGGCGGGAAAAAGGGCAAAGCCAGCGCCAAGGGCAAGAAGCCCAAAAAGCCGGTGAAGGTCATACAGCTTTAAACGAAGACAGTTCTGTTAACCCATGCCGCCAGCGAGCGGTTTTTTTTCGTCTGGAGGAAATATGCCACGAATCAACCTGGCTGCCATTGGCGGCCTGAACGTAGGCGCCTGCCTCGACATGCTTGCCTGGTCAGAGCTGGGCACCGACTACTTGCGGCGATCCGATGACGGCTACAACGTCATCGTCACCGGTATCGACGGCAAGCTCGAATTATTCAACGACTACCGCACCCACCCTTTTGAGAATGGGCGCAAATCGAAAGTCATCAACAGCAGGGGTCTGACGTCGAATGCGTGCGGCCGCTATCAGTTCATGCTCAAGGATTGGCCGCACTACCGCGATTTGCTGCACCTTCCTGACCTCGGGCCACTCAGCCAGGACCGTTGGGCCGTTCAACTGATCAAAGAGCGGAGGGCGCTTGAGGATGTCATTGCCGGGCGCATCGCTGAAGCAATCGGCAAATGCCGGAACATCTGGGCCAGCTTGCCGGGCGCAGGGTACAACCAGCGCGAGCACCGACTTGAGGATCTGCTGGCTCGTTATGTGGCAGCGGGAGGTTCGTTGGCATGACCCTGCTGGATCTCGTTCCCGCGCAATTCCGCCTGGCGGCGCTTGCACTCGTGATCATCGCAGCCTCGGGCGTCAGCGCGCTTTTGTCCTGGACGATTCAGGGCTGGAGATCCGGTCTGCAGCTTGAGCGCCAGGCTCGACTGCAGGCGGAAACGCTCAACGAAATCGCCTTGGCCGGGGCGGCGCTTCAACGCACCGAGCAGGCCAAGCGGCTGGCACTGGAGCAGCGGCTTCATGACAGCGATCAAACCCACTACAGCGAAATGACCCATGCTCAAGAAAATCAGAAGCGTCTGCGTGACCGCCTTGCTACTAGCGATCTGCGCCTGTCAGTCCTACTCGCCGCCACCGATCCCGCTGGCCGTCCGGTGCGAATCACCACCGCCTCCGGCCGCGTGGTTCATGGAACCCATCGAGCCGAACTTGACCCAGCGCATGCTCAACGAATTATCGGCATCACCGCCGATGGCGATCGAGGACTGATTGCTTTAAAGGCGTGCCAGGATTATGCCCAAGCTGTTACGACCCCTCGTTAGGTTTCACAGCAGCCTTGTTCTTCGCCCCTACTTGAGAAACCACGACAGGGTCAATCGTCGTAACGCTGACGATGTGATTGTCGCGATTAGCGATCTTGTAGAGTTCAGGACCCTGAAGGATGTAGGTATACAGCGTTGAGGCAAATACTGTCTCACCGCTTATGATCTTGTTGTCTTTCGTGGTGATCGTCTTCTTTCTGGCAAGGTTTACGATCACGTCACCAGTCTGAGGTTTGTTCTGCCGCGAGTACGTCTCATAGGCTGATAGTTCGCCATGGCGAAGTCCTATTACTGGAACAATTGAAATTGTCAGAAATAGGAGTGTTAACATCATGCAGACCGCGAATCTGTCAACCAAATCTCTCTTTTCTAAATAACGAGATACAGGGATGTAGGCAGCTAATACAGGTACTGCCAAAATCAAAAGTAGGCCAAGCGCATGGTCTGCTGCGTATTCTAAAGAAGACACTACGGTCGAGAAATACCCCTGCAACAGGAGTGTCGGCAGTCCCAACTCGATCTCATTCGTGCTGATACCCAGCGTCTCCAGTTGGCCGGTGAAATCAACGTATCCAATACACGCGAGAGCGCTGTTGACGATGACCGCGATGAGCGCCGCTACCTTTAAACCCAGTTCATAATTGCGCGGTTTCCGAGGCTTCTCAGCCTGCCCTTGCACGTTTCTTAGGAAATGGTAGGACCACGGCAGCCCTGATTTCACTATCTGAACCTTAACCACTTCATCCTTATTTTTGCAAAACAGCTTCATGCGCGAGTCCATTACATAAGGCCTGACTCGGTCAGGCTCGTTAAACGAAAGAAGCTGCCGTACTGAATGATCCACCATTCAGTACGGCCGCCGAACCTGCAGAATACCCCTGCAAGCCCAGCCAAGGCTTCTGCTTCGTGCACAAAGCGAAGCGAGTCTAGCGCGCGTCATCTCTCTTCATAAGGCTTGCTCACACAATGAATCACTCTCCTATCGTCCCCTGGATGGGCGGTAAACGCCGCCTCGCTGACCGTTTGATCCCACTGTTTCCGCCGCATGAGTGCTACGTCGAAGTCTTCGCGGGTGGTGCTGCGCTGTTCTTCATGCGGCCCCAGCCAGCACCGGTCGAAGTGCTGAACGATATCAACGGCGAACTGGTAAACCTCTACCGGGTAGTGCAGAACCATCTTGAGGAATTGGTCCGGCAGTTCAAATGGGCACTTAGCTCACGGCAGATCTTCGAATGGCACAAGACTACCCGTCCGGAAACCCTCACTGATATCCAGCGCGCAGCGCGATTCTTTTACCTGCAGCAGCATGCGTTCGGTGGCCGAGTCACTGGACAGACGTTCGGTACTGGCACCACCGGCCCGGCCATCAATCTCCTCAGGATCGAGGAGAAGCTTTCTGGGGCCTGGCAGCGGCTCTCAGGAACCTACGTGGAAAATCTTCCATGGCTGGAGTGCGTCGAGCGATATGACCGCGCTCATACCTTTCATTACATGGACCCGCCGTATTGGCAAATGCAGGGATATGGGGTGGCTTTCGACTTTGAGAATTACCGCCAGATGGCTGAGTTCATGAGGCGGTGCAAGGGCAGAGTGATGGTCAGCATCAACGATCACCCAGACATCCGTCATGTCTTTGAAGGCTTCCATTTTGAGACGATAGAGATCCGCTACAGCAATGCCAATAATCGCCAGCGGTGCCCGGAGGCTTCACGCGAGCTGGTGATTTTGAATTGGAAGCCGGCCGAGCTGAACGGTCTTTTTTGACGATTGCGGAAACGCGCGGGTGCATTGGCTCTTCAGCTTCCCGATTTTCTGAAGCGATCTCCGATGGCAGTCAGCAACTCGGGCAAAAACGACAATACAGCGCCATCCTGTTCCCTGATCCAGCTGAGCATCTTCTCGGGTGTGAAAATACCTGCGTTATGAGGGACGCATTTCAGTTCCGGATTTCCATCGTTGCTGAAAGTCACCAACCAGCGCTTGTTCCTGAGCAGCATCAGTGCCATGCCGGATGCCACACGTTCCTCCGTGATTGGGCTCCACGCAGGAAGAACACCACCTGCAGCGCTGATCGCGCCCCGACAGTCTGAGAGATACTCAGCCGTGAAGGCGGCCGCTGTCTCGGACAGCGATGGCTCGGCGAGTTCGCCGCATACAGTCGGTTTCTTCATTTTGAGCCAGTGCAGCCATAGCGCGTCGTCGCATTCGCGCTGATACGTGATGATGCGACTCCGGATCTCTGGCTGGACGTTGTTGGGCGAGAGCGTCATGAGCCAACCTGGCAGCTTGCGAAGTGGCAGGCAGGGCATCTCTCGATACCGGCTGTCTGCAGCAATCATGGTGATGTCCATCACACTTGGCGCAAACCGGCTGGATCTCAGCTTTGCACGTTGACTCTTCCATTTCAGGCCGATGCCGTCCACCACGGGTCGCATCGGCACAAATGGATCGCCGCCGTAATCGACTACCAGCAACTCGGCAGAGTGGAAAACTACAGTGCTGGGAATGATGGGATTCAAATACATTAAGGCTTCCTTTCCGACATGAAGATCGCGGAAACTGATTCGCTTCCTGAGCTTTAGCCTTGATGCCGACAACGATTTCGTCAAACGGCCTCCCACACCCTCATGTGGGGGATTTGCCGAAGTTGTGCAGGTCGCCAAACCCGCTCCGCCCTGTTGATTTCGATGCGACGCTGACGCATTGAGCCAAGGATTGCGGAGGAGGCCAGTCATCAACGGTTGGTCGGAAGGACCTTGCGCTCCTTTTGATGTCGAATCGGCCTATTAGACAGTCAGCGTCATCAGACGCGTCTGTCAGAGATTTCCAGACTGGTTATCAGCTCTAAAGCAACACCTGGTTACCACCCTCGTCAGCCAAAACCGGGTCAATGAGTTCCGGACCCTGATTTCTGACGTTGCCAACCGCTTTGCCAACTGGGAACCATTCAAAATCCTGAGTGGGGCGGCAACAGTCTCGTGCGAGTTGGGTCGCTCTTTCCTTCGACAGATCTGGATCAAGCCATTCCCGTGCATGCTCAGGTGACAGCACTACAGGGCGCCGGTCGTGAATGTCGATCATGCCCTGATCCGAATCGGCGGTGATGATCACAAAGCCGTCTCGCTCGTCCGCTTCCAAGCCTGGGTGTACCTGCCCAAGCGCAGCAAAGAACATGGGCGCTTCATCCCTCAGCCTGATGTAGTAGGGCTGTTTCTTCTTCGGGTCGTTGGGGTCCTTCACCCACTCAAACCAGCCATTGGCAGGGGCAAGCGCGCGACCCTCAGGCCACAGTTCTTTGAAGAACTTCCCCGTCATTACCGTTTCGACCCTGGCATTGATCGGGTCTGGACGCTTCCCCTTCGCCCAGAACGGCGACCATCCCCAGCGCACCTTGTCGATACTCAGTCCGCCCTCAGCCGGCCGGATAATCTCGACGCGAGTGGTCGGCGCGACGTTGTACCGCTCAATCGGCCAGAGGTCGTAACCGTTGATGACCAACTGCTTTGGCGCAAGCTCCTTGAGGTAATGGTCCATCGATTCGTAGATCGAGTAGCGTCCGCACATGGTGTCACCCGTCGAAATTTCCTACATATGAGATTGACCGCAAGCGATCAAGAACGTTAACTGTATATACATACAGTTACTCAAAACAAGGCTTGCATCATGAGCGTCTCCATCCTCGGCCCACTGTCAGCGCACGGCGAAAAGCTGCCCCTTTACTCATTCCACGTACCGGCAGGCTTCCCGTCGCCGGCGGCGGACCACATCGAAAAGCACATTTCCCTGGATGAACTCTTCGACATCCGCGCGCCGCACGTGTACCTGGTCAAGATCGAGGGCGACAGCATGCAAGGCGCGGGCATTTACTGCGGCGACCTGGTGATCGTTGACCGAAGCCTGTACGCCGAGCACGGCGATATCGTCATCGCAGCGCTCAACACAGAGCCAGTCTGCAAGCGCCTGCACATGCGCGGGAACGAAGTCATCCTGAAATCGGAGAATCCCAAATACCCGCCGCGTTTCGTGATGGAAGGCGACGAGCTGGTGATCTGGGGCGTGGTGAAGTACAGCGTTCGCGATCATGACAAAGCCTGAACCCGTCTTCGCCCTAATCGACTGCAACAGCTTCTATGCAAGTTGTGAGCGGGTCTTTCGTCCGGACCTCGCCAAGACCCCGATTGTGGTGCTGTCGAACAACGACGGCTGCGTGATTGCGCGCAGCTACGATGCCAAGCCCTTCGTGAAGATGGGCCAGCCGTATTTCCAGATAAAGGACCATCTGCGCCGGAATGGCGTGGTCGCGTTCAGCAGCAACTATGCCCTGTACGGCGACATGAGCGAACGGGTCATGACCATCATCGAGTCCATGGTCCCTGCGCTTGAGGTCTACAGCATCGACGAAGCTTTCGCCGACCTGACCGGCATCCCCGGCGACCTGACCGCCTTCGGCCGCGAGATCCGCGCCGCCATCTACAAACGTACCGGTATCCCCGTCGGTGTCGGCATCGCCCGAACCAAAACCCTCGCCAAACTCGCGAACCACACCGCCAAGCGCCTGCTCGACAAAACGGGCGGGGTGGTCGACATCTGCGACCCCTTCAAGCGCGACTGGACGCTCCGGAACACCGACGTCGGTGAAGTGTGGGGCGTCGGCAAACGAATGAAAGCGCACCTGGAAGCGATGGGCATCAAGTCCGCCATGGACCTGGCCCAAGCTGACGCGTGGACACTACGGCAGAAATTCAGCGTAGTGATCGAAAAGACCGCCCGCGAGCTCGCCGGCACGCCATGCCTGGAACTAAGCGAAGCCGATCCGCCAAAGCAGGAGATTTGCTGCAGCAGAATGTTCGGCATGCGCCTGACCGAGATCCAACCCATCAAAGAAGCGGTGGCCACCTACACGCAGCGCGCCGCAGAAAAGCTCCGAGCGCAAGGCTCTCTGTGCAAGAAGATCCGCGTCAGCATCCGGACGGGGATGTTCAACCCGGAAGAGGCGAAGTATGCGAATGGAGCATTGGTGGAACTGCCGTATCCTACGAATGACGTGCGGCTGATGACGAAGGCGGCAACGGAGGCGGTGAATCGGCTTTTTCGGGCGGGGTTCAAGTACAGCAAGGCTGAGGTGTTATTGATGGATTTGCGGCAGCCTGGTGAGTTTACCGAGGATCTTTTCGCGCATGCTCAGCCGGAGTCGGCGGGCAGGGTGATGGACGTGGTGGATGAGATAAACGATCGATGGGGCAGAGGGACCTTGCGCACGGCGAGCGTGCCGATGGCGCCCGAATGGACGATGCGGCAGGACCTAATGAGCCGTAGTTACACCACTCGCATTGAGCACCTATGGCGGGTCGGGTAACATTGGGCGATGCTGAGCTGACACTACAAATACGACTGAGATATTTACGAATATCTGGAGGAGCTAGGGAATTTTGCCTAGAATAGCTCGCTACGCTCAGGCGCGGGCTGCTTTAATTAAGTCGAGGCTCTTCGCTTTTTGATGAGCAGGGGATCTAGGAAGTCTGATGTGCTAGAGAGGTTGGAGGTGAGTTATAACGATGTCCCAGTCGCTTGTGAGAACCATAAGGCAAGTTTAGGGCAATATTTTACGC